CGCCATCGCCGTTACCTGCCGCAAGAACCACGCGAGCTAGACGAAAGCTACGACAACAGGCTTGCTCGTTCTGTTCTTGCACCGTATTACGTCCGGTTAGAGCGGATGCTCGCTGGCATGTTGACACGCAAGCCGGTCAAATTAAACGATGTATCTGATCTGGTCCGTGAGCAGCTATTTGATGTAGACCTGCTCGGCAACGATCTCAACGTCTGGACCTATGAAACCGCACGCAAGATGGTGCGTTACGGGCATGTTGGCGTGCTTGTGGATGCACCTGCTAGTGGTGAAAACGGAAGACCGTATTGGGTCAGCTATACGCCGCGTGACATCCTAGGCTGGCGCACTGAGCTAAAAGATGGACAGCAGCAACTGAGTCAGCTTCGCCTGATGGAACGGGTTGTAGTGCCAGATGGGTTGTACGGCGAAAAGGAAATTGAGCAGGTTAGGGTACTAACCCCTGGCGGATTTGAGATCCACCGCCGTGATGAAAAGACCAGCGGCTTTGAAATCTTTGACAGCGGCACCACAACGCTAGACGCTATCCCCTTCAGCGTTGCCTACGCAAACCGCGTCAACTTTATGGAATCACGCCCGCCGATGGAAGACATCGCGGAGCTAAACCTTAAGGCGTACCAGATCCAATCCGATCTAGACAATCAGCTTCACATTTCAGCAGTGCCGATGCTGGCATTCTTCGGCTTCCCGTCTGCTGCTGAAGAGGTATCCGCTGGTCCTGGTGAGGCGATTGCCTTCCCATCAGAAGGACGGGCAGAGTACATCGAACCCAGCGGCAACAGCTTTGAAGCGCAGTTCAAGCGGCTAGAACAGATCGCCTATCAAATCAACGAGCTAGGTTTGTCTGCTGTGCTCGGTCAGAAGCTATCGGCTGAAACTGCCGAAGCAAAACGTATCGACCGCAGCCAAGGCGATTCAACCATGATGGTGATCGCTCAAAACATGCAGGATCTGATCGACAACTGCCTTACTTACCACGCTCAGTATCTGAACATCTCTGAAGCTGGTAGCAGCTACGTCAACCGCGATTTCCTTGGCTCACGCCTTGAACCTACAGAGATCCAATCGCTGCTGCAACTTTATACCGCTGGTACTATCACGCAGAAAACACTCCTCGATCAGCTCAGTGAAGGCGAAGTGCTAGGCGATGAGTTTGACGTAGAAGAGGAACTAGAGGCTACGCAAAATGGCGGGCTAATCGAAATGGCGCAGCCTGAGCCACGGGCAATGCAACAAATGCCTGAGCAGCCTGTAACAGTCGAAACTGCTCCACAAATCCCGGCATGATGTAACCATGCTGATGTGGCTAATGATGGGCGCTTTTAAGAAACCACGCAAGCAGCAACTGTCTTGCGTGCAGGGCACGTTACCGCCTGATCTATTTGCCATCGTCAGAGTGTCATGGTTCAAACAAGGAAGAATTTACGCTGTAGAAGAAATGAACATTGAAGACGCCGGAGAGGACACTGGCGAAGCATTGCTAGGGCTATTCAAAGAAGCCCTAAGGCAAGGCGCTGATGTTCACTCAATTACAGCCTGTCATCCTGCTGATATTGGGATAGATCCGTGAGCACACCAGCCAGCCTCTACCGTAATGCCATTGATCTAAACCGCTATAGCAACAGCGTTGCGCGGCGTATCATCAATAGCTACAACGACATCATCATTGATGCCGTAAACCAGCTACGCACCATTGATGAGCTAGCAGCGCCTGTTAAAGCTGCTAGGTTGCGTGCAATTCTGGCGCAGCTAAAAGACAGCCTTGCAACATGGGCAGGTGATGCAACTGAAATTACCGCAGCAGACTTGCAAGGTTTAGCCCTGCTGCAATCTGAGTTTGTAACCGATCAACTGCGGCGTGCTTTGCCTGCTGGTGCTCGTGATGCAGTTCGCACTGTAGAAATCAGCCCGCAATTTGCTCAGTCTGTCGTCACCACTGACCCAACCCAGATCAACGTTGTAACGCTGAGTGATGATCTATTTGCCGCTGTGCAAGGCGCACCGCAAACTTTCAGCCTGACCGCTGCCAAGGGCGCCACCATCACGCTGCCAAATGGACAGGTTGTACAGAAGGCATTTCGTGGCATTTCAGTTGATCAGGCTGAGCGTTTTGCACAGGTTGTACGGAATGGCTTACTGACCGGTGAACCAACACCTGCTATTGCTAAGCGCTTGATCGGCAACCTACAGCTAGGTGAAACCGGCAGCGTTAGGCAGATTGCGCAGAAAGGTGGTGAGCTAACGCAGGCAACTAACAATCAGGTAATAACCCTTGTGCGTACTAGCGTTAACCAAGTAGCCAACGCTTCCAGCCAGCAAGTCTATGAAGCCAATCAAGACATCACTCAAAAGTATCGTTATGTGGCAACACTGGACACCCGCACTAGTAGCATTTGCCGTGCATTGGATGGCAGAGAGTTTGAATACGGTAAAGGTCCTACACCGCCGCAACATTTCAACTGCAGATCAACCACAGTGCCGGTGATTGATTACAAAGAACTAGGTTTCACGCCACCACCACCAGGCAAACGTGCCAGCATGGATGGTCAGGTGCCTGCTGATCTGTCATACGGTCAGTGGCTAAACAAGCAAGACGCTGCTACTAAAGCTGAAGTGCTAGGCAAAGAGCGTGTGCCGTACTTCAACAAGCTTGTAGAGAAGTATGGCGCCAAGGATGCCATGGCAAAACTTGTCCGCGATGATGGCAGCGAACTAACCTTGGAACAACTCAGGAGACGCTATGGAGCTGCCCAGTCTTAGGCACTTTAGAAACGAAGGCATCTTCCATATCAAAAGCGACACCGTAGAAGCCTTGCACGGTGAAGCATGGATCCCTGCTATCTACACCGACAAAGGCTGGGCAACCGCTGATGGTTCTACACTGTTAACAAGCATCGAGGACTGGCGTTATGCCATTGAAGAAAGGCAAGAGCAAAAAGACGATTCAAGAAAACATCAAACGCGAAATCAAGGCGGGCAAGCCGCAAAAGCAAGCGGTAGCAATCGCATACGCAAAAGCCGGAAAATCACGCAAGCGGAAGGCTAAGTAAATGGCAATCGGCATCGGCTCCCGCGTTAGCTGGACCTATCAAGGCGTACGCACGTTTGGCAAGGTGACAGGCGTAGCAAACAAGCGTGCTACCATCACCACGCAAAGCGGCGGCCAGGTTGTAAGGCTGGCGCAGCCTGGTGATCCTGTCCTTGAACTGAAATCAGAGTCCACTGGCAACAAGGTTTTGAAGCTCCGTTCAGAACTGCGTGAAGCGCCGTTGAAACGATAATTAAAATCTATTTGGTTCTCCTTTGAGCAAATGGCACGCACTTACAAACGCGATTCCAGGGGTCGTTTCGCCGGCGGCGGCGGCGGTGGCGGTAAAAAAGGAGGTGGAGGTGGTGGTAAAAAAGGCGGTGGTGGCGGCAAAAAGGGTGGATCTACTCGTTCAGCTAATACAGCCCGCTCAAAAGAATTAAAAGGTAAAGGTACAACTGCGATTGGTGGTCGCGTTAAAGCAAAAGGCTTTGCTGGCGGTAAAGGCGCTCAACAGCGTGCAGGTGGTCTTCGTTCCAGCAATGTTCAAGGATTGAGAACCAAAGGCACTGGTGTTGGTGCAGGAACTCGTTCCGGCATGAAAGCTAGTGCTGCTCAAGTTGGAAAAGCACGCTCTAAAGCTGCCTCTAAAAGCGCTACAAAAATGAGCAAAGCAGCTCCCAGCGCAGCAAAAGCTCGTTTTAAAGCATTAAGCAGCCAAGCTCGCAAATCCTCGCCCATGCGTAGTGCAGCAGAAAATCGTAAAGCGGCTGGCGCTAAGCGTAGCCTCGCAACGATGATTAAAAAGCGCGGGCGCTAATTAGTCAGTAAATTCATCCCACGTGCCCAAGTCTTCCATTATGGCTTGAGCTATTTCGGTGATAAGCACAAGATCGCCATCGTCATCAATGGCAATGGCGATCACTTTTGATAGGTGAAGATTGCCAACGGCACCATAAACTGCCGCTTCATTGCCGTCTTCGTCGATGTCAATGATTCGCCTTAAAGCTTGACGAATACCGCGTGTACCAATCCCATCGGCATCGGCTGCAATGATTTCCATTGGTTTTTTTGTTGGCTCAGGTATGATACGCCAGCAATTTAACCCTGCGGGTTATCCATGTCCGATGAAAACCAAACCGTAGAGTCTGCGGCTCCTACGGTTGATGCTGAAGCGTTGCAGCGCAGCGTAGAAGCTCTTGAGCGTAAAAACCAAGAACTGATCGCTGAACTGCGGCAAGCCAAATCCAAAGCACCGAAGCTGCCGGATGGGGTAAACGTCGATGAGCTACTTGAGTTCAAACGCAAGGCAGAGCAAGCCGAGCTTGAATCACAGGGCAAATACACAGAAGCCAGGCAAGCTCTGGAGCAGCAGTTCCGTGAGGCGACGGCGGAGAAGGACAAGCGCATCTCAGAGCTTGAAGCCCGTGTCCGTGAACTTGAACTGCTTACGCCTGCTGTCAGCGCCTTGGCTGACATCGTGCATGATCCTGACTTGGTTATGAAAACCAAGCTGTCGCCGGACAAGATCGAGCGTGAAGCTGATGGCACCGTCGTTGTTGTAGACGGCTACCAGCGCACACCAGTACAGGAGTGGGCAAAGCAACTGCCAGCTTGGATGCAGAAGCAACCTAAGCCACAAGGCAGCGGTGCACCCGTTGGTCGCAGTAGCGGCGACATTCCTGCAGGCATCAAAAACCCGTTCGCACCTGAGTCTTTCAACCTCACCGAGCAATCACGCCTATTCCGCACGGATCGTGATTTGTACGAGAAATTGAAAGTAGCAGCGGGGCGTTAGTATTTATGTGTTCGCTCGTGATGGCTGCGCCACGCTGAGCCGAGGGCTGCGCCCAACCGTAAACCAATCTTGAGGACTTGTCGTGGCGACTCTTCGCTCTGACATCATCATCCCCGAGGTATTTACGCCTTACGTCATTGAGCAAACCACTCAGCGTGATGCCTTCCTGGCTTCCGGTGTGGTGCAGCCTATGGCAGAGCTGAATGCCACCGAGGGCGGTGATTTTATCAACGTTCCTTTCTGGAAAGCCAACCTTTCCGGCGATTTTGAGGTGCTGACTGATAGCTCCTCGCTGACCCCTGGCAAAATCACTGCCGACAAGCAGATCGGTGTGATCCTGCATAGAGGGCGAGCCTTTGAAGCGAGGGATCTCGCGGCCCTTGCAGCGGGCTCGGACCCCATGGCTGCCATCGGCACCAAGATCGCTGATTACGTCGCTAACCAGCGTCAAAAGGATCTGCTGTCCTGCCTGACCGGCGTGTTCGGCAGCCTGAACGCCAACACCAGCAGCTCGGCTTTCTTCGATCTCTGCATCGACTCCGAGTCTGCTGATACCCCCACCGCCCTTAGCCCCCGTCACGTTGCTGAAGCCCGCGCCATCCTTGGCGATCAAGGCGACAAGCTGACTGCGGTTGCTATGCACTCCAAGGTTTACTACGACCTGGTTGAGCGCAAAGCCGTGGATTATGTGCTGGCTTCTGATGCCTCTGGTGGTGGTGCTACTGCTTCTGGCGGCAGCATTGCTCCTGCATACGGCAACGTGCAAGTGCCAACCTACATGGGTCTGCGCGTGATCGTGTCCGACGATGTGCCTACTGCCGGTTCCGGCGCTAGCACTGAATACGGCACCTTCTTCTTCACCGCAGGTGCAGTTGCATCGGGCGAACAGCTTGCAATGCAAACTGAAACCGACCGTGACATCCTCGCTAAGAGTGATGCCATGTCGATTGACCTCCACTACTGCTACCACCCTGTTGGTGCTAAGTGGGGTGTTACCACGGTGAACCCGTCCCGTGCTCAGCTTGAAACTGTGGCCAACTGGTCCAAAGTTTATGAGCTGAAGAACATCGGCATCGTGCGTGCCACCAACGTCTCCAACATGGACTGAGGAGGAACTTAACGATGGCTTCGATCTTTGAACTCGGTGACATCCCCGGCGGTCTTCTGCCTGGGCAAATGGGTCTGGCAGCTCCTACTGCTACCGCAACCCTTAGTGCAGCTAACAGCTATAACACCATCATCCGTGGTGTTCCTACTGCTGCTGCTACCTACACCACCGCTACCGCTGCTGCAATCGTTGCCGCCATCGGCGGTGACTGCGCTGTGGGCACTACCTTCATGCTGGTGGTGCTGAACGCATCGGCTGGCGCTAACACCATCACCATCGGCGGTGGTACTGGCGTCACCGTGAGCGGTGTGGCAACTGTTGCTCAAAATGCTTCCAAGGTATTCCTTGGTCGCGTTACCGGCGTAACTGCTGGTTCTGAGGCAATCACCCTGTATGGTCTCGGTAGCACTGCTGCTGCTGTTGCCTGATGGGTTTGTTCGCCTTCCGGCGACGCCAGGAACGTGAGGCTGCTTCTAAGGAGGCAGCCTCTTTTCCTATTGCGGAGCCTGCACCTAAACTTGAACTGACCACGGAACCTACCGATGGCAATCACAATCGACGCAACGGTAGGGGGCGCAAACGCAAACTCTTACCTGACACTGGCAGCAGCGGAGCTGATCATTGATGGCTTCGTGCAAGATGATGACGTTGTAGCTTGGGCATCGGCTACGACGGATCAAAAGAACCGTGCGCTGTTTTCTGCTACGCAGCGCATTGATCGTGAACGCTTCCTAGGTGCAAGAGCTACTGATACGCAAGCCTTGCAATGGCCGCGTACTGGTGTGCGAAAGCCTGACACTTATATCAATACCTACGCCGTAGGTTTCCCGTTCCGCATTA